GCTGAATTTTATATTTTTGATAGTGACTCCCGCCGTGCTGCTTGTCCCAAACCTTACTCATATTTTAAACTCCTTTGCTTTGTTTTGAGATTTAATTAAATATAAATTTTGCATTGTCCGTGTAATTCCTACGTACCAAACCCTAAATTCTTCTTCTTCTTTTGCTTTAGATTTTTTAGAACCTTTAATTGTATTAGTAGTTTGATTTAAAAATAAAACTACATTGGTTGCTTCACCACCTTTGGCCCCGTGTATTGTAGAAATTTTTATGCGTGGATCTTTTGATAAATCTTCTTTGTTATTTAACATTGCTCGCATGTATTCTTTTTGTGATAACGAGCCAGTATTAAATGCTTCGTACCATTCTTTAGTAAGATCCTTGTCGCCTGATACTCGTTCCTTGATTCTTTGTTCTTGTACCTCGCCTATAGCTTCACCGCGTTTTAATTTATCCCAAGATATAATATCTTCGTACAAACTTTTACCAATACTATTACCCTGTGCTGTACTAAAAAATAATCCTTTACGTTTTAAATAAGGGGCTATAGGTTTTAACAAAGCTTTAGTTCTAGTAAGTATTAACCAATCACCTTCTGTTAAATCTATGTCGTTAAGTTTATATCGTTCAAAGATCATACCTGTTTCTGCTTTTGGTAAATAATCTTTTTGTATTCTGTTATAATAAATTCTGTTAATGACTCCTAAAGCCTTTTGTTGTATACTACTTGGCACTCTTTCAGATTTATTTAAAAGTATTTCTCTTGACTCCCATTTAATAAAAGAATCTACATCTGCACCAGCCCAACCAAATATAGCTTGGTCATCATCTCCGGCTACCCACACATCACACTTGGTATCTTTTTCTATTTTATTTATCATAGCCCATTGTATTAATGATAAGTCCTGGGCCTCATCTACAAATATAACTTTAAACTTTGGTAGTTTGTCTGGGTCTTGTTTTAAAAATCTCTCTAACATGTCAGTAAAATCAATTAGACCATATGTTTTTTTGTAGTTAATTATTTCTGTTTCTATTGCCAACAACTTACTTCTTTCTATCCAGGTTAAATGTTCGTTAAGATCAAACTGATGGCCTACAGGTATTTGTTTGACTCGAGCTAAATTTATAATGCTTAGATACTCACTGTCGGATGAAAAGATTCCATTAAAATTATTTGTTTCGTAAGCTGCATATTTAATTTGTATACCGGCACTCTCTCCAATTGCTTTGTAATTACCTTCTTGCATTACGTTTTCTTCTTTAAGTCCTAGATTATTAAAAGCTAGTGAGTGTAATGTTTGGAAATACTTTATATCTTTTTTTTCTAAGTGGTCATTTTGGGTCAAAAACCTATCTCTTGCTTCACCTGCTGCTTTACGTGTAAATGCAAAGTAACCTATCTGATCTAATCGCACACCTTTTTGTACATACTTATGTACTGTGTTTAACAATCTTCTAGTTTTACCTGTACCTGGTGGACCTACTACTTTGTATCTAGCCATTAGTAGTTACTTCCTTTTCTTTCTACTGGTTTGTATTCTATTTTATCTACATGTAATTGTACTACCTTACAGACTTTTAAAGTCTTGCCATCTACATTTAGTGAATGATCAAACTCTACATTACATTTGTCTTTTAGTTTTTGTGCAATCTTTTCTTCTGGTATTTTCCAACCATTACCCAGGTGTTCTATAAAAGAATTAAATCTAAAGTAATGATGGCCATCTTCTGTGTAGCATGATCCATTGTGTATTTGACTACGTTGATGCGCTTGTGGACCATTGATACAATACTGAAACAGTTCTTCTTCTAATCTATCTTCTACTTGTGTGCCTTTAGGTGGTGTAATCTTTTGTCCATTCTTACGCCACTCGTTTAGTTTTGCTCTAAAATCTTTTGGTTTCAATGGTTCAAAGTATACACCTGTCTGTTGCCAGACTAAATTCAAAACTTCTTTTTGTGTTGTCATTAATTTTGTATTACTAATTATAACCTGTATCTTGTCATCGTTAGGCATGATTACATTAAACCTATATTCAGGTTCTGCATAAGTTATCATTTCAAAATCTTGTATCTCTGGGAATACAGATATACTATCTGACTTAACACCAAACGGTCTTTTGTAACAAAGACTACGCATACATTTATCTTTGATAGGATCTTCATAGCAAGTGTGTCCTGCTGTTTCTCCCTTCCATGCTTTAATTTTAAGATCTAGTTTTGCTTTGTCCCATGGTGTTTCAAGATAACTATAGTTTGCAGCAGATACTTGGTCAGGCCATTTGTCTTTGTATTTCTTTTTAGCAAAGACCATATAGTTGTACATAAATCTATCTCTGCCATCATCTAATTTTGTTTTAGAACAAAGTGCTAGACATGGTGGTCCATCATCAAACTCTGCGTTGGTTCCTACTAAAATATTTCTGTGTGTATCTTCTACTAATTTATCTAATGTCTCTTTATCTATTTTAGATTCATTAGCAAATTTTATAAATTCTTCTACTGATAGTTTAGAATTATTCTTATCTACAGCATACCTATTAGAGCTACCATTATTGTAGTATGGTAAGTTAATAAAGTTTCCTGGTTTTATGTCGCCTTTGTCATCCTTCTGTAATTCTTTCTGTTTAGGAAAAACCTCTGTGGTAGGTTTTAATCCTAGAGGTAGTAGAAAAGCTTTCAATGCTTCTATCAAATCTACCGTAGGAATCGCCTCCTTTAAAAATATATAACAATGTAGTCCACCACTTTTAGAAAGTATGGGAACCAATGGTAATTTGTATTGTTGAAATAGTGCTAAATAATTTTCTACTTTAAATGTTCCATAATCTGGTGGATCAATATCTATACAACCAAATTGTGCAGTCTTGTCAATTCTACAAGGTTGTATTCCTATAGACTTTCTTCCTTGTAAGTGACTAGAATAATCATCGTCAGTGACAGGTCTACCTGCCCACTCGTAGTTAGGTTTAATTTTGTTTTTATCAGTATCAACAGATGTATTAGACATGTCGGCCATGCCAAAATCACCTTCATACCCTTTAAACAGCTCTATAAATTCTTTATCCATAATGATCCCGGGTCGGGGTAGCTCCACTCTCGCTTTGCTACCCCTATCCTCATAAAGAGGAATCTAGTAATTAGATTCTTCTGTAGTTGTAGCTGCAGCGTTACTCTGTTTTAAAGAGTTATGGAATTCTTTCGCCATTTGATATAGCGATGCGTTATCCACTTTCCTTGCCAATGATACTCTGTATCCGTGCCAAGTAAAACTCCCTGAGTTTTCAACAGAACTTAAATTATAAATTCTAGAAAACATTGGCGCTGGTAAAGCTTTGTTAGTTTTAGGATCAGTTTCAAATTGATCTTGCATTAAAGAGTTCCAACCTCTACTTACTTTAAGCTGTGTTGACTTCATAGCCATCAAAGCTTTCTCTGGTTTCTCTCCATTAATGATTACAAAATGATTTGCTGTTTTAATAATTTCATTACCATTATCTAAACAGTCTTTTCCTTGAGCATTCTTCTTAGTTTTAGCTAAGATTTCTGGACCTCTGTCAGGACTGATTGGTCTACCCTCTCGCCTTTCAAATGGTGCCCATTCAGGAAATGTTAATTTGTAAAAGCAAGGTATAATTTCTATACCCTTCTCTCCATCATACAGTCTTTTTGTTACTGTATTGTAGAACATTCCTGCTTCTGCTCCTTCTACATAGTTCGCATGTTTCTTTTTAGTCTCATCCGAACCGCTTTGTAATAACTTAAGAAATGGTAAAGCCAAATCGTCTTTATCAATTGTCTCAAGTCCAGCACCAGCGTCTTGAATAAAATTCAATTCTGCTGGTAAGTTACCTTCTTTTTTTATAGTAACGTCACTTGTTTCTTGTGTCATGTTATTTGTTCCTTGTTATTTTTGTTTTGTTTCCCTTAAACAGATTAAAATGTTCAGAAGGCAAATCTCCCCCACTTTCAACTCGCTCTCTGTACAGTGCTTTTAGTGTCATAGGTTCTACCTTTAACTTTTGTTGTGGTTGGTAGCCTTGACTTTCTGCAAGGTTTGCATAAGTGCTAGCCTTGTCATCTTCGCCACGACCAAAGGAAACAGTAACCTCATTTTTAATAAGGTCACCCAGGTCATTGTCTCGAAGCCATTTAAACGCATTCTCCTTTTGTGCTACAGGAATTGTTGCGCTGTAAACTTCTTTTACTTCTATGGCAGAACCATCTTGAAGTTTAAGAGTTTTTAATTTCATCTGATCCATAATTTCAGGAATCACTTCTGCTGATATTTTATCTGCTCGAGCTTTCTTTATTTTTAAATCATGCTCTTCTCTTTCTATTTCAGATTCTAATCTTTGCAAATCTAAAACATGTTTAGATAAACTATTTACGTCTGCTAGTTCATTCACTTGTTCTGGTGAATCTTCTACAAACATTTGTTGCAGTTCGTCAATTCCACTCCCTGCTGTTTGTTGTACTGGTTTTATGTCAGGCATCTATTTCTCCTTTCTCGTATAGATTTATTTTGATCGGATAGTATGTGCTTTCTTGTCTATCCCATTTTAACAAATTATATTTTCCATTTGTTATATCGGATACTACTGAACATGCAATTCCAATTATAGCTGGATCACCTGTTAATAATAAATAATCTTCTTCGGTAAAGTTTTTTAACTTTTGTCTTAAAGAATAAATTATAGGACCAGGACTAAAAATTATTTGGGAATCTTCTTTTAACAAGACTTTTATATCGCCATGTTTTTGAGCACCCATAATATTTATTTTAGGTCTACCTATTCTAGTGCCTGGAATTTCTTGGATTACATATACTTTTGATCTGTCTTTCATGCTTGACAATATAGGTGCTTATGATTATATTGTCAACTAGAAAGAAGAACTATGAACTATAAATTTAAAACTAAACCTTACGCGCATCAAATGACTGCGTTGGAAAAGTCATGGAAGAAAAAAGTATTTGCATACTTTATGGAAATGGGAACAGGTAAAACTAAAGTTGCCATAGATAATATAGCTATGCTGTATGACAATGGTAAAATTAATGGCGCATTAATTATTGCACCTAAAGGTGTATATAAAAACTGGTATTCACAAGAAATACCTACACACTTACCAAGCCATATTGAACCTGTGTCTGTATTATGGCAATCATTAATTAATAAAACACAGCAACAAAAATTAGATACACTGTTCAAAACGGGTCATGACTTACATATATTAGTTATGAATGTAGAAGCATTCTCTACTAAAAAAGGTGTAGATTTTGCTGCTCGTTTTTTAAATTCTCACAATACTTACATGGCTATTGATGAGTCTACTACTATAAAAAATCCTGGTGCTAAACGTACAAAAAATATTGTAGCTTTAGGTAAAGCTGCAAAATATAGACGTATACTTACAGGTTCTCCTGTAACTAAATCACCATTAGATTTATATAAACAATGTGAATTCTTAGATGAATATCTGTTAGATCATTCTTCTTATTATACATTTAGAACAAGATATGCAGTTATGCGTAAAGCTATGTTTAATGGTAGATCGGTTGAAATAGTTGTAGGTTATAAAAATCTAGGAGAACTATCTGATAAACTAAAACCTTTTTCTTACCGTGTATTAAAAGATGATTGTTTAGATTTACCTAAAAAAACTTTTATGAAACGTGTAATTACTTTGTCTGCAGAACAAGACAAACTATACAAACAAATGAAACAAATGGCCTTGGCATCATTAAATGGTAAAATGGTTACCAGTGCTAGTGCACTAACACAGTTAATGAGACTACATCAAATAACTTGTGGTCATTTTAAAGCTGATGATGGCTCAATACAAACTATAAAAAACAATAGACTTAGTGAGCTTATGGAATTGCTAGAAGAAGTAGAAGGTAAGGCAGTCATCTGGGCCCACTATCAATACGATGTAAACGAATTGGTTAAAGCTATAAAGAAAGAGTATGGAGAAGAAAGTGTTATTACGTATTATGGTTTAACACCACAGGAAGAAAGACAAGATAATATAAAGAAATTTCAGGATGACCCTAGTTGCCGGTTTCTTGTTGGAACCCCTTCTACGGGCGGCTATGGGATTACTTTGACGGCTGCTAGCACTATGATTTACTATTCTAACGGATATGACCTAGAAAAACGTCAACAGTCAGAAGCTAGAATTGATAGGATAGGACAAGAAAAACCCATGACTTATATTGACATTATATGTGAAGAAACTGTAGATGAACGTATTGTAAAAGCTTTACGTAAAAAAATAAACATAGCTACAGAAATAATGGGAGAACAATTAAAAGAATGGATCTAAAACAAATATATAGAAATAACCGTGGTTCTATTCTACGAACTATCATTTATACAATAGGACATTTTTTAATTGCTGCTGGAACTATATTAGCTTTATCAGATATACCAGTTATAATAGCAATGACTGATGCTATACTAGAACCTTTGTTAAATTCAGCCTGGTATTTTATTTTAGATAAGTGGTGGGCTAGTAAATCTTAGAAAATGTAGGACTCGTATACGTAGCGCGCTAGAATTTTTAAACTAGGTCTTTTGCTTTTCCCATTATAGGTTTATATTTAGTTTTACCTTCAGATTTGTAAGCATGTAAATAAGATGCTCGTGGTGTTCCCTCTATCCAGCTACAGTGGATCCATCCCGAGTTAGGTTCGCCTGGAGTGTAAAACTCGAGGATCAATTGATCTGGTGTAAGGTTAGATTTAATCCAATCAAATAATTCAGCGTTGTCTACACCAACACATTCGAAATCTGCCGCCTCGGCTTTTGCATGCTGTGACCTGCTCGAGCTACCGATGGCTTCACACAATTCTACGCTACGGAATCCGCTAGTGATCTTGACCCTGCCGAAATGGTCTCGCACTGGCTGTAAAATATTTTCGCACAATGCTTTTAATTTTTCTACTTGTTCTGCACTAGGGTTGTTATTAATGCCCTTACGTATTGCAGTATCCGATTTAGTTAATTCTGAAAGGGTAAAGTTTCGTGAAAGATTCATGCTATATCCGTGAGTAAAGTTATAAGGACAGCTCCCATACCTCCAACTATCCAATATTCTAATCTTTTAATTCGTTCTTGCATTTCTTTTATTTGTTCGAACGTTTGCTTTTGCATTATTCTGCAAAGCTTTTCATGTGATTCAATTTTTTGTAATGCCGATTTTTTCGCCATTATACTGTTACATTCCTTTGTTTTCTTCGTAATGCTTTTTCGGTGTTAGATAGTAAAGCTTCTTCTGTTGATGTCAAGCCGGTATCTTTGTTGATATTAGTTGGCAATGCTGCAGTTTTTACAACCTCTTGTGAGACATCAGCTGTTTCAACAGGTACATTGTTTGGAATAGTTATTGCTTCAGATACTTGTGTAACTTTTTCTTCTGGTACAATACTTGATACCGGTTCTGTTTCTATAGGTTCTTCTTTTAATATTTCACCTGTTAAGAACCAATGTTCTAATTGTTTATCATCTAATCCTAATGGAACTCTCATCCATTTGCTTTTAATATTATTTAATTCAGATCTATTAAAAATATCATTTAATGTAAGATCAGCATATTTTTCTGGATTGTTTTTTTTAATCCTTGCTAAAATTTTAGGGTAGATAGATGTAAAATCTAATGGTGGTAAATTAGTTGGGTTGTATACACCTTGTAATAACATATTAATTGTTTGTTTACTAAAACCTCTTCTGTCTCTTAATTCACTAAAAATTTCATAACGAGATAATTTTAAATCATTTTTTAAAAACTGTACAAACTCATACGCTCTGCTGTATTCCCTGTATTTGTTTGCTTGTAAATCATTAAATTCTTTAGGTAATAAAAATGGATTTTCTATTAATTTTTGTGGGTCTGTTGCATCACGTTTAAAGTCTTTGTCTGCACTTGTAATTCTTTTTGTAAAATCATTAATGACATAAGTAATACTATTTTTAGGATTTTCTTTTTTAGCACCTAATCCTAAAAATAATTTTAACAATTCGTTTACAGTATTGTACTTGTCACCAGCTTTTGTAAGATCTCCTTCTGCTGCTTTTAAAACTTTAGAAACGTTTTTAAATGTTGTAGGATTTATTGCATCAATTAAGTGTGCAACGCTTTTACCTAATATTACATCATAGCTATCATTTCTTAAATCATATATAATTTTACCTGTTTTTGTTTCACCACCTCTAGCTCCAGGTACACCAAAAGATAATGGAGTTATATCTAGTATTGCTTCTGTTAAAATTGATTCTTCTAAGAATGGTTCAAACAATAATGTAAAACCACCTTTTTTCTTTTCATCATAGTCATAAAAGAAACCTTTAAAAAATCTTTCATAGATTGCTTCATCGCTTTGATCATTGTTAAACATCTTACTAGTTACTGCTTCTACTGCATCCTGTACTCCTTCAAAAGGTTGCTCTCTACTCCAGTTCAAAGTCCAGAATGTTTTGTCATCTCTCATTTTACTAATAGGATATATAGTTGAGTTTTTATCATACCAAGGTGAGAACCATCTTTGATATTTTTTAATAAACTCTTCATCAATATTTGTTATTGCACCTGTTGCTGCAAACAATCCTTCTTGAAAACCATACAATGTAGCGTTTAATCCTATCAATCTTCTTGCTCCCATTTGTCTTAGGAATGGGTTACTAGATGTCAGTTCCCTGGTACCATATGCTAGTGTATTGTATATGTTTCTAATTGTTTCTGATCTAAATGCTACGAAGTTACCAACCGGTAATCTTCTCCAGTTTTTAACTAAACTAGGGACCATGTTATAGTTTGGATAAACATCTACAATATACTTAGCTGCGATCTCTCGTAAAGCTTTACCATATGTTTTTTCAGAACCATCTATATTTAATGGATTCCATCTCATTTTAAATACTTCTCTAAATTGAGAAGACACAAGGTCTTGCCATTTGTATGGCACTGTTCTACCAGACTCTACTACGTACCCTAATTTTTTAGCGGCTTCTACTGTTAAACCTCTTAAAGGTATAGCAGCTAGCATTTGTGATTTAGTAAACTCATATCCATATGCTTTCCATACGTTATCTGATGCTTGATAAAATTCTGTTGCTTTTCTAAAAATAGGATTTTGTAACATGTACTTAAATAATTGATCTGTGTTAGCAAATCTATTAGCTGCAATATCACCGATGATTGCTTCTACTTCACCAGCTACAACTGAACTATCTATTATTCCTTCTTCAGAATATTCTCTTAATTTTTTTCTCATAACGTTAGGATTGATTCTTCCACTACCTACTACTTCACCGAACACATATTTCATAGCATCTAATACACTTGCATGGGCACCAATGTGTCCTTGCATTAATGAAAAGAACATAGCAGTTTCAAAGTTTCTTGTTTGTGTCATTAAAGATAAAACCGTTTTACTTAACTGTGCTGTAGTTTTAGCTGCGAGAAAAGCTTTGTATGGTGCCCACTGCAGTAAAAAATCTGTAGCTAAAGCATCGCTTGCAATACCATTTGCAATCTCTGGTGTTGTAAAATAATTACCTTTTTTACCTCTAGTATATATTTTTGCTATATCAATGTTAGATGTTCTGGCTATAGTTTGTATTGGTACTAAAGATTTTGCTACATATTTTTGTACACCTTCCATAGCAAATTTTTCTGGGTCCGATACAATCCAACCAGACTTTAATCCTTCTTTTAATATTTGTTTGTGTGTAAACAAATGAGATAATAACTGTGCCTGTTGTGTAACTGTGTCTGTAATTACAGTGATAGGGTTGTTTACTTTACCCATCAAGTCTTCAATAACTTTTGGTAGTGTTTGTTTTTTTGCTAAAATTTTATCTGGTGTAACTAAAGAAGTTATAGCCTGCATTCTTTTAATAGGACTAGCTCCTTCTTTACCATACTGTATTATTTCATCTACTTTTTGTGATGCTACTCTAGATAATTCAGGCCACAACTTGTCGCCTTCTTTTACATTTTTATATTTTTTATTTGTTTTTTTAATTAAATTTACAAAGTAATTAGTTGCTGCATTAATCTTAGCTTGATCTGGTTTGTAACTTCCTTGAAATATCTCGTAAGATGTAGTTAAGTATTTACCCATACCATCTACAATTTCTTTTTTTATTTCTTCATTTTTTACATATGGTTTAATTTTTTTACTTAACCCTTCTATAGTTTTTTGTATGTCAACTACAGGTTGTCTTAAAACTTCTGGTAAATTTTTAAGAGGTATCTCTCCTTTTAAATATTTTAATACATCATCCCAGTATTGTTTACCTGCAGATACACTTGATGTTGTAAATACTTTGTTTGCAAAACCTTTGTTTAATAAATTGTATATAGATCTATCTATTTTTTTAAGATCAATTCCTATAGATTTTTTATATTTGTTAGTTAATCTTTCACCAGTAAGCATAATTTGTTTTGCTTCTTTAGTAAAAGGTCCTCTAACTCTTAGTGGTGTAAGTATAAATTTATCTGCAGCTGCCATTAATCTTTCTGACATTGGACCCATAGTAGTAGAAAAGAATCCCCATTTTTCTAATGGTGGTATTTTTTGTGTAATAAAACCACCACCTTTTTTAATAGCGTTAACTACTTGTGGCACACCTGTTTTTCTACTAGCTAAAATTTTAGAAGCAGGATTTAAAACAAGTGTATTGAAAGGTGCGGCAGTTGTTTTATACACACCTTTAACCGTAGCACCAGCTACACTTAAAACTTTACCAGCTACTAGTGTTAAACCACCAATTAATACTGTGCCCTCTGCACCATGTATTAATTTTCTTTTTAAAATTTCTACAGCTTTTTTACTGTTACTTAATTTGTTTAAATCTGCTTCATCTACAGTCGGTAAAAAACCAAAGCCCTCGGTAAAAGTTGGTTTGTCTGTATCTGCGGTGATTGATCTACCTATTCCATACTTTACCGGTAAACCCCAAAACCCCATTTTTTGCGCAATGCTTGATGCATATTTTATATTACCAAATTGATCGGTTACAACTTTGCCTGACTTATCTGTTTTAGCTTTTGCTTTTGATAATTTGTCTACAATTTTTTTAGTAGTTCCTGGAAAAGCTTTTTTAGCAACAAAGCCAAAACTTTTTATTATTCTACCACCTAGGTAAGTATCAATACCAAACTGTGTAAGTTCATCTGTTAATTCTTGTATGGCACTGTCTTGATTAAATGGTTGTGTTTTATTTGGGTAACTTATGTCGTCTGCTTTTGGCCAATTGTTTTCTATATACGCTAATACACTTGGTGCTTTTTCTGGTCCAACTGCATCTATTAACAATCCAGCAAATTTAGTTATTTCTCTTGTTGTATCTAATACAGGTTCAACAAGTCCAGAAACAATTTTAGTAGAGGTTTTGTTGTAGTATTCTTTTTGTTTAGCTTTTGCTATTTCATCTTCTCTATATGCAAGGTCATAAAATTTAGCTCCTTGTAACTCAAATGCAGTTAAACGATTTACAGTTCCTTCACTAAATAACTCTGGGTTATCTGCTACAAACTTTAATCTTTTGTTTGGATATAATAATATATTAGATTCACCAGCTTCTTTAGCTGCTTTGATAGATCCATATTTTTGTATAACAGAAATGTAATCCTTAACTACATCAGGATTATCTTTAAATATATCTAAGTATCTAAGAGTGTTGTCTTTGTAATCTGCAGGTAAAGTATTGACATAACTTCTTTCATCAGAACTTAATAGATCAGGTTCAATTAATCCTTTTTCTATAAGTGTTTCATTGATCTGTTCAACTTTTTCATCAGCTTGTTTAGTAATAGATTCAAGATCAAGTTTCTCATTTATCTGAGACATGATCTCATTTACCTTACGTTCAATGATGAGATTTTTATCTTCTAGTTCTTTGTCTGGAAATGTATTTTTGTCTGCCATTCATCTTATGTCATCTCGGTTTGCATAGGCAACACAAGACTCACCCCATATTTGTTGTTGAAAGCATATACGTCCGCTTGAGTTGTTATTTGTGCAAAGTCCGCGAAGGCATTTTGATTATAGTAGATTAGTTGAACTATTTCGTCTGATACTTCAGCTGGTATTTTAGCTCTAAATTCTGAATAAGGTAGTGGTACACTTGGTTCATTAGGTTCTTTAACTTCTTCTACAGTTTCTGTAACCTCTGCAGTTTGCACTGGCATAGCTCCTGTTGAAGACGTACCCATTTGATAACCTACTCTACCACCAGATGCTTTAAGGTCTACACCTAGTACACCTTGTATTTGTAAGTAAATTCTTATTGCATCAGCAGCAGCTGTTTTAGGATCTCCTCCTCCTGAAATTAAAGCAGCAGTAATTTTTGCTAAATCGTTTTGTGTAGAAGTTCCTGATAATATATCTTTTAATCTTGTATTATATTCTGATTCTGAAATTTTATTAGTGTCTTTTAATTCTTTTAGTTCTTTTATTTTTAATCCTGTTGCAGTTCTTGCTGGATCAAATTGAATTTCAGCTACGTCAATAGCTCCTGCATTTTGCAATTCTTGTATGGCTACTTTATTTTCTTGTTCAAGATCTAATTTATCTAAATCAAAAACTTGTTGTTCTTGTTTATCAATGCTTTGTCTTTTATCTTCTAATTCTTTTAATTTAGCTGCGTCTTGTAAATCTTTTCTATCTTTTCTAATTTTAGATATTGCTTCTGCTTGTTCAAAGCCTGCTTCACCTGTAGTTTTATAACTACCATCAGGGTTTTTCATGTTAGCATAAGTTCCAAAAGAACTAATAACGTCATACATATCTTGTCCTTTTGGTGTCTCAACTATTGCTTGTTCTGCCTCAGATATTTTACCTTTTTGGTCGTCAAAATAACTAGATGTTGTTACAACGTCTTTTATATTAGGACTTGCAAACCCTGTTCTATTACCCATCATGTTTCCCATGATTGTACCACCACCAATAGTTCCACCACCATAGTATCTTGGTCTTGGTGTATCCATACCTGATGTAATACCAGTTCCTTGAGCAGAGTATCCCATTCCGCCTCTCATAAACATTGGTCTCTTTAAAATTTTATTATACATATTATACCGGTGTTGTTGTTCCTGGTGGAGGTGTTAATGTTCTATACATATTAGCAAAACCACCAATACCTTGTACTACTGGATTTGGTGTAAATTTCTGTGTAGGTGATCCAGGCATTGCTCCTGCAATCGAACCATATATATTTGCTACATCTGCAATTCTTTGTGTTGGTAATTCATAAGCTTGTTGTGCAGCTAGTGCCAACTGATTTAATTTTTGTTGTTCTAATTGTTGATCAGCTAATCCTAATGCCTCAAGTCCTGCAGCTTCTGTTTGTTGTAAACCTGGAACTGTTTGTGCCATAGTTTGTAAATTAGTTAAAGCTTGATTTTGTTGTCCTAACGCTTGTGTATAACCTGTACCATATAGACCAGCAAGTAAAGCTGCTCTGTTTCTATCAGATTGTGTTCTATATTCTGCAGACTCAACACCTTGTCTTGCACCACCAAAAGCTCCAGCAGTAAACGCTTGGTCAGCAATATTTTTTTGTTGTATTGCTGCTTGTCTATCAAAATCAGCCATAGTTGTATCTATAACTTCTCTTTGATAAGGAGACATAAATTGTTGATAACCTGATGGGTCCAACAATTGTTGAGTTCCAATTTGATCAATGTAAGGTTGATAAGATGCAACACCTGTACCACCTGTAAAACCTGTAACTTGTCCTGTAGCATCTCTTTGTACAGTTCCTAATCCAGACATGTCTGCAACAGACTGAGCTGCTGCTTGTTGAAATGCAGACTGACCTGCAACTTTAGGAGTTAGTGCTCCTACATCAATAGGAGTTCCTAGTTGCCCGATACCATATTTAAGAATATTAGTTCCATATGGTTGTAGCGTTGCGCTTGGTAATAATCCACCCATTTCAGGTACAGTAGCCATTATGCCATCATTCCTTTAGCTTGTGGTTTTGCTTCTAAATTTTTCATTGTGTCGTACATTCTTTTTGCACCTTTTTGTATGCTTCCGCCACCTGCAGCTCTTACTGCATCAGCTGTAAATACAAATTCGTTTTTAGATAATCTTGCTGGTACGTCGTCTTTTCTTTCGTACTCACCAATTGGTACAAAGCCACCAGTAAATCTATAATCTTTTTCCATACCACCTAGATTCATGATGCCACCATTATCTCTTTTAACTCTGCCACCTGTTTTCATTTGGCTAACGTTTGCACCTTTAGCAATCATCATAGCTTTCGACAAAGCTTCCTCAAAAGTTGCACCATTTTTAATTAATGATAAAACTAAATTTTTATCAAAGTCTACTTGTTCACTAGCGTTATTAATCATCATTGCTGTTGATAAAGCTTCCTCTGTATCCATTATTCCATCTTTTAAAAAAGATGAAGCCATCTCTTGAATATTGTTAGAGTTAGTTTTTTTTTGATTTATAACATCACTAGTCGTAGTTCCTCCTTGATAATCAGGATTTCCAAGAAGGTTGTCGTTTATACTTATATCTATTGCTTCAATAGGACCAACTCCGTCTTGATATCTGGCTCTGCCACCTTTTGCAAAAGAAGCTATGCCACCACTAGCCATATACTTTTGCATAAGTCTTTCAGTTTCTTCGTTAAGTATTTCTAATTCATCATCTGATAATAAATCTAATGTTTTACCAAAAAGCATTTCTGCTAATTGATTTTTATCATCATCCATGCTTGGAGCTGATGCCATTTTCATATTGTTTGCTTTAGCGTCTGAATAAAAGAATCTTAAAAAATCATCTATTTCCATTATAGGCATTCCAGGTCTTTGTTCATTCATTTCATACTTATAATTTTCGTATGCTTCTACTTCGTCTTCACTATAACTACCTGGTTCGTAAGAAGCTGTGTATATTTTTTCTTCTACCATATCTTCGTTCATACCTTGTGCAAAACCCATACGTTTAACAACGCCAGGTGCTTTTTTTCTAAGTGCTGTAATACCAGGGTTTGGATTTGGTGTACCATCTTTTAATTTCATAATTCCGCCATCTTTAACACCGGTTGCTTTTGTAAACGATGTTACATCTGCTTTTTTAGTTGGTAAATTTGATACAGTCATTGGTGTAAGATTTAATGTAACGGCTGCTTCTGCTTCTTTTCCTGCTGCTTCTGCAGCTGCCATATAATCGTCATATGCAGCTTCTTCAATTTCGTTTCTTCTTTTAGCATCTTTATAATCAAGGTATGCTTTACCAACGCCTAGACCAACATCTACAACATCTTTATAATCTTTATATTTTTCATAAGCGTTTTTTAAAAGTGAAAGTACCATATTTCTAATTCCTTAATGTGTGATTATATACTAAAACCGCAGGGATTCTACCTGAACCTACCAGTTTACTTAATTTTTTAGCCATCGTCAATATATTATAAATTACCACTCTCTGCTCCTAGCCCTAAGCTAGCTACTTTTATATGGACATCTCTTCTAATATGTTCTCTTTGGGTAGCAGTATTAGGGTCATTTACATCATCGTCAGCTTCTTTATCTGACATATATTCTGTACCTGTTTGAGTGTTAGTTAAAGTAACCTCTACTTCAGGTGTTATAACGTGGGTTCTTTTCCCATCTATTTTTTTGTATTCGCTCTTTGCTTCTTGCTCTATAAAAGGCATAATTCTCCTATTGTCTACTTGTTTGTAGTACTGATGCAGTCATCTTTATAACATTAGTTTGCGTAGTTTGCATCTTTAATTTATCGCCTGCTTCTAGTATCAATATGTTATTAAAAGTCAGGACATCCACGCCTTTACTAGGGGTCACGTTTGCCACATCATATTCAAAATCAGTAGTACTAGAGGCATCATATACTTTGATTGTTACATCTAAAGCACTTCCATGAGTATTAAACAACTTTATTGTCTTTACAATAGTTGTAGTCTCATCTGGTGACTCATACATATCTACATCAGATCCTGATGCGTTGACTGTTTTTTGAATATTTTTATATACGTTAGCCATTATGACATAAAGAAATTAAATCTCTCTTGTTGCTCCTTTTCCTGTGTTAAGAACGTTGAATTTAATTGTTCAATTAAAGACGTGATAGTTCTGTTTATTTGTCTTTGATTATCTTCTGTGTATTCTTTTCTTGGTTCTGGTAATCTTACTACTATTTTTGTCATTATCTTCTCCCATCTGCTTGAACGTCTACTTGGAAAGTACCATATCTCCATTTCTCTCCAGAGTTTTCATTCTCTATTTTTACATTTGCATATCTTCCTCTAGCTCTAGTATCAAATTTAGTTGAACTAGCAGTAACACTAAATGGACTATACTTACTTGTAGTAGCAGTAGATGACGGAAAGTCTTTTAATCCTATAGTTACTTTAGCTGTGCCATCTAATGTTTTAAAATCAGGAAAAAATCTTCTCATTGCTAAAAAGAATTCACCCATTCCTGCTTGAGTTTGTATTGCAAAATCATATGATTGTACAAAAGAAGTTAAAGCAGTTGTAGTTCCATCAGGATTAATCTGATCTGTGCCTACTTCATGTTCAAAGTAAACTGTTTGACCTAACCCTGTTGAGCCTACAATACTTGGAAACGTTCCTGTAGATGAACTGTTAAATTGTGTTGCATGTGGTCTTGGATATACTGTTGAGTCAATCCAAGTAGTTCTAATTGAATTTGTATTAACGCCTGTATACCACACACCTCCTGGTGTTTGACCTGACTCACCATAATTGTAAACTACATATCTATCATTGTATGCTGAATTAGATGTAGGATAATACCAAACAACTTCTGTAAATAGGTTATTAATACCTGCTACAACTTGTTGTCCTTTTGTTGTATCAAAGTCATCAAATACATAGTCTTCTACCATACAAGGTAATGAGTTTACGGTACCATCAAATGCAAAGAAACCATTATTACCAATCCAATAAGCAACACCATCTATTTCACAACATGCGTTTTGACCAATCAATCCACAGTTTGTACCAACTTGTTCAAATCCAAAAGTAAATGGTGCACCAATAAATTTCATAGTGTACAAAGCATTATCGGTCCATACTAGAATATTTTCTTTTGCAACAATAGCTCCCATAATTTTTGTACCATCTTGTAATCTTTGTGAACCTGCGCTGTTTTCTGCTGTAGGTGCATATACGTTTATTTGTTCTTGATTAGAAAATCTTATAAACATATCGTCTTGTGTTTGCGGATCACCAATAGTTGTTTCTGTTCCAAAATGAATTAAGTGTCTTGTTGTTGGTGAAATTAATGTAGATCTAGATGCAGTAGGATTTCCTTCGGACCCACTTATAGCTGTTACAAAATTTGTAGTTAATGTTGATGCACGAGTAGTAAAGTTTGCTGCAATAGAAGAGTCCCAAGTAAAAGTTTTACCATTAGAAATAGTTGCAACTAATACTTGACCAAAGTTGTTTAGTGACCAGAGACCTGGTTCTAGTGTAACGGTTGAAGCTGCTACTGCATCACCCCAGTTACCCCATTCTGTTGCATCTTGAACTGTTGTATTAGTAGAGTGAGCTTGACCATTTGATGTGCCAGGAGTTGCTGTTCCTTTAGCACCTCTAGTAATACCTAAAAATTGTGTAGAACTTTTTGATGTATAAGTAATTAATTCTGCAGTTGGTAAAGTTCCAACAGCTATTGTACCTGCCGTTGCAAATCCTGTTGTGCTATCTACTGTAACTGCAGTTCCTGATCCACCTGTACCAGCAGTATCTGCGTTTAATGATCCATCTAATTCTGTGCTTTGTGATCCTGTAACATTTCCTCCATAGTTTCCAATACCAAAACCATAACCATATGATTGTGCCGATGGACCTACTGCTTGATAAGGATTAACAGTACAAGAACTTCCTGAAGTTAAATCTGCTCCACCGCCATTTGCTTCTGCCGATGGTGAGGTAATTGTAAATGTCGTAGAACTTGGAACTGTTATTACTTGGCAAAGTTTATCTTCAAAAGTTGAAGCAGCAATACTAGAACCTGTAGGCATAGTCACTGAATCTAGTTCGACTATATCCCCTATTTCTAAACCATGATTAGTAGATGTAGTAATAGTTACTTCAGTTCCTCTAGTTGTACTAGTTGTTATAGTAGAACCGGTAAATTGTATTTGTGCTCCCGCATTATTACTTCTGTAAGGAGTAATGTCATAAAGTTGACCTTCAAAATAGATAAGTAAAAATTTATCTGTACCTATAGCAACATATCTATTACCTTCTAAATCAACAAAAGCATGTTGTTTTCTTGATACTCCACATATAGTATCACTTAATAAAGAAGACCATCCTCCTACTTTTTCAGGAAGACTATATCTCCATCTAGTATTATCGGAATCTACCCATCGGTCTGTTGCACCAACACCTGTGTCTTGTTTATCGACACCCGGTTGAAATTTCATTTCAAAAAGAGCCATCTGTTAAGCTCCTTACGCTGTATTAGTTTTATATGCCCAACCTCTAGTGGCGTCTACATATACTAAAGTTATTGATTGACCGTTTGTGTTTAGAGTTAAATCAGATGTTGCTGAATTAATAGGTTGTCCATTTCTACCTATTGTACAATTGTTTGAACCCCAAGTACCTCTTGTATCTAAAACACTAACTTCATCTCCAACAGCTGGTGATGCCGGCAGGTTTATTGTTATTGGGTTGGCTGTTGTATTTGCAAAAATTTGAGCTCCAGCTACAGCTGTGTATGCACTGTTGGCATCTGTGATTGTTGCATAACCTTTTTCAATTATGCTCATTACTGTTTCTGTTCCATTTGATTTACAAAGAACAGTTGCTCCTGGTGGTATTTGAGTTGTAGTACCACTAGCAGTTAATACCCCTAAAGTTCTATTAGATGTACCTCTTACAGTGTCATCTTTCATAATCCATACTCTAGTTACACCAGAACCACTAGGCATAGTAATTGTTCTATCTCCACCTAAAGTTCCATGTAATCTTAAATATGCATTTTTACCATTTGATGTTGCACCATCTGTTAATAATAAAGTAACACTACCTGAAGCCATATCTACATCTAAGGCTCCTGTTGATGATTGTTCTAATATTTGTAA